CAAGATCGATCACTCGCGACTTCAAATGATGTGCAAAAACATTTGACAACAAAAATTAGTACGGAAGAGTTGGCAACTCTTCGTGTCTCTCGTCTTAACGAAGACAGGACACCATCTTACCCATGCGAGGCCGTAAAACCTTGCACGCAATCTCGTGAAGAGACTTGTGATAAAATGGACCTTAACTCCGTAGAGAGTGGTTCGGTAAATGGACAGAATTCAAACTTGGGACCAAGTTCGATCGACTCATACATTAAGTATGTAGAAGGTAGTTATAACCCCAGGTCAGTGGATTCGCCAGTGAAGGTAGCTGACGTTTTTAGTGAACTAAGGAGCTATATAGATTGTACCAAAGATAGCAATCTATGTCATTTACCAGAAGATGCAGAAGTGATAAGAGACTCAATCCTGCGATTTAAGATACCTTCAGTATCTGAATTAAAGGAACATCTGAGACGACCAGCAGCAAAGAAGCTTTCTGTTTGGTTGCAGCATGACCGATACTTTTCGAGGGACCGCTATGGTGAAGAAAGGATCATGCCGGCACTTATTCCGCTTTGGGGAGTGCTCAAAGATGTCATTCTTACGGCATCAGTCTATGGATATAGATGTGTTAGTAAGGATTTGTATGCTAGATTAGTTATCGTCTTCATACATTGGTGCATACTTGCAAGCCATATTGATTACAATTGGATAAAAGTTGCTAAGTATAAACTCGCAGCCTTTGCTTCTTATGCAAAGGGCTCAAATGTGTACCCCGTAAGTCCGTTTGGAGAACTTGATAATCCTGCTATCATTTTCGATAAACAATTAAAGATTTACACAGATTTAACCATGGGGAGAAAAGCATTGAGTGCAAGGTTATTCCACATGTCATTAGTTGACAGTATTTGTCGAGGAATAAAGAAAGGCGCTGACAGACCAAGTCAGCTTGATTGCCATAATAGTTGTGTAGCTACAGTTAAACTTTTTACAAGGGCTGATAAGCCTAAGCTCACATTTGCCATGCCGCATCAAGGTTACAATAGCGATCTCTATGATAGTTTATATCCAGAGTTACGACCGGTATTTGGCACAGAAGAAGTAGATAAAGAAATTAGACGTTCAATTAAAGAATTATTAAGAGATGCCGGTGAATTCAAGCCGACTTACTCGCACGTTCCTAGTTTCTCCAGTGGTACAGAGGCTCCATTGAAAAATGGTGGTCAATGTAAGGTGGTTAAAGAGTCAATAGGTTATAAAGATCATCCACTATACCGCTGCAAAGTCAAAGAAGGACTCTTTGATGGTTCTAAGGTTAAAGCCGTTAGACCTTCTACCGAAGATAAAGATCCAATTCTACGCCCGCGGGATGTCTCTCTTGAGGAGACTCTATCACCCAGCAGATGTAAATATGTTGAATTGGATACAGGTGAGAATTTGAAAACTACTGATAGTCTTGATATAGAAACTCTCATTGTGAAGTGTTTGAATGAAGATTCAGTCATCCATCCTATAGGATTGGCTGAAGCTCTAAAAGTTAGGGGAATCACAACTCCGAATCCTTTAGAGACCTGGCTTTTACAACCTTTGCAAAAGTTTCTAGCAAAAGCTCTTCTGAGATTTAAGTGCTTTACAGTTACGGGGCAACCCCTCAAAGCTGAACATCTGAATGATGTTTTCAGTGGCACTTCAGAACTAGATGGTCCTTTCGTATCAGGTGATTACGACAATGCGACAAACGAAATGAATTCATGCTATACACGAACAGCTATTCGATTTATATGTGAATGTCTTGAACTAAGCCCTCTTTACAGGAGGTTAGCTGAACGGTCATTATGCGATAATATTATCACTTACACTTGGACACCAGAAGGTGAAGTGGCATATGACTCCGAGGTGACTCAAACAATAGGTGGTCAACAATTAGAAGCACAACCAATGGGAAAGATTTTATCTTTCGTTGTACTTTGTATCATCAATTTTTCAATGTGCCGTAAGGCCTTGGAATTAGATCAACAAAAGAAGATTTCCATGAGGGATTTTCCTGGTTTGATTAACGGTGATGATTGCTGTTTTAGGATAAAGAAGTTTGAGACATGGGTTGGTACTACAGCCTGTGTAGGTCTTTTTAACTCTATTGGAAAGACTTTCTATTCAACCGAATTTGTGGAGATGAATTCGCGTTCATTCATATATGATAATGGTTCATTTTATGAAACCCCTTTTATTAATTTTGGGTTAGTAAGAATGATGAAGCGTTCGGAACAAGGTAATGGGACTACTGTCTCCGTTTTAGATACGACCATTAAAGATATCATTAATCTTGGTCCTTGTCATACAGATCTTGTCAAAGGTCTCGACTTTATTTATAACGAGGTAGATCTTATTTTTAAGTATACTCAGCATCATCTGTTAACAGATCATCGCTTAGATGGTATACCTTACTATGTTCCTCAATGGTTGGGAGGGTTAGGAATGGACCCTGGCAGCAAGCCTGAAACGAAAGTTACAATTAATCATCGTCAGGTGGCGTACTCTATTTATAAAAATATTAAAGAGGAGCCGGTTCTTAGAATAAATCCAGGTAAAAATTGTACTCTGAATGATCTTGTAAATGAGACATTTAAGAATATTCTAGGAAGAAAGAACATCAGTCGACAAGTTGCTCAAACAACAACGAGTGAATTTATGATTGATCAGGAAGGCCGTTTCAGAAATTTTGAAGAAGAAAATCAAGCAATATATAACAAGATTTTAGAGCTTTTATGGAAAAATAATCCTTTAGCCTACTTCTTTTCTGAACCTTCTGTAGTTCTTGAGAATGCTGCTAGTCGTCTCGCGTGGAGAAGACTGAACAAAACACAAAGTTTATGGAAAATTGCATACACGAAAGTGCATTCGCGATCTAAGGTTTTACCTTGGCATAAGCTTTGGCACCAGACAAAGATAGAGTCTTATCCGGTTGTTCAACTACGGGCTAATACCATCGTAGTGGGGAACAACTGTTTGTTGTCATAGCTTCCTCTGAAGCTCTTGCTG